GTATCTTCCGCTCTTTTTCCCGATTTGATTTACGCAATTCACGCACCCAAGCAGGCGCACGAACTTCTTCATCTTGAGGTGGCGATTCCTCTCCGATAGATATTACGACTTCATCTTCGTCATCTTCGTCTTCTTGATCATCGTCGATGGCATTGGTCTCATCATCCGATTGCTCGTCAAAGTCTGTGTCGATGTCGATTGTTTCGATATTGTCGTTATTATCCAATTCTGCCGTTTTCATGTTTTAACCCCATTAACTCACCCTAATTGCGTGGAGGGTGGAACCACATTCGTACTGGGTCGCAATGCTTCCCCAATCTTTTCAGCAGTCTCAATTGCCGACTTGCGCTGGTCAATGTCGATGTTTGAGATAGTCTCTGCTGTCTTGGCTTTCGTTTCTTCCGAACGTGCCAATGTATATTCAGTGTTAGCTTGTGCCTGTATAGCTTGAGCCTGTGACTTAGCGGCTTCAGCAAGCAAGTAAGTGGTCTGTGCGTCTTGCTGCACGTTTGCTTGAGCTTCCATCATCTGCTGCTGTTCTTCTTCCGTTGGCTTCACAACGCCAAGCTGGACTAGCTGCTTGCGGAAGTATTCCTTGATGTCGCCAATGCCTTCACCTTCCATGTTCATGATAGCCATAGCTTGCAGAACCTGTTGGGTTGTCGGATCAGTGGTAACTTGCATCATGCCTGTAAGCGCACGCACTGTTGCATCGCGGCGGCTGCTAAACGATGGGCCAACATCTACAGCGACATCAAACAAAGCGTCGCCCAGATTGTTCTCGTAAATCAGTTCGCCAGTTTCTTCATCGATTTGTGGCTTCATCAGTTCGATAGAACCAACTTCCTCCATAGAGCCGACTACTTTCATCTTACGCTTTTCTTCAACGTAGATGTCTTTCGCCATTGAAAGCCATATCTCACCACAGCGCCGCACAGCCTTAGCCATGTTGCTCATGTAGATGAACGTCTGCATATCAAGGCGCGTCTGGATTAGCTCAACAGCCTTGCCGCTAATATTGCTAACCATCTTGTCTGATTGCTGGTTGTTACCAAGTATCTCAGCCATGTCGGATTCGGTTATCTGCAACAGCGCAGCCATCGCTGGTGGAATCTGTGGCGACTTGGTGTAAGCAACAGGCCCAGAAGCTTGAGTCTCACCATTGGGGCCAGTGATAGGATTGACCAGGAGGTAAGGATAGTTGCGAAGGTTGTCTTCAGCCCACATCACTTGGTGACCAGAGACTTGCTCAGGAAGCAGGATTGGCTTTTCAACGGAAGATAGTGCACTGATTTCACCCAGCTTCGATAGCTGCATATTCTTCAGGCGCTGCGGGTCTTTCGCTAAGCGCACTTGGCCCATGCAACGCTCAACGTTATCAACGAACCAACGCTTGCCGTAGACAGGAACGATCGGAATGTTCTTGCCAGCAATGTAGCCCATGTCATCAAGGATGCCACCACCGCTCATGATATACTTGCGTACGCGCTTACGCTTAATGCGCTTCTGGCGCACTTCCACAGTGCCGACAGCAGCAAGAGTTTCTTCCAGCGTTTCATCTGCGTCGAAGTCTGCTTGCGTGTAGCGTTCTTCTTCGCCTTGAATTGTCAGGAAGATGCGGACTGTTTCACGGGTTTCCTCGACGCGATAGTATTCAGCGACGAACACAACGTCAGGCGTATCCCAGTCAAATTCGTACTGGTGAATCTCTTTAGGCCATGTCGTTGGGTCATCATTCCATTCAGCTTTGTAAGCGTCATAGGTCATGGAATATAGAACGAAGCAATACTTAGCGTCGGCTTTGTCCTGGCGCTTAGAGTCAAGGTCGAAGAACACAGAGCTATCAGCATCATAGATTGGTTCTATGCGGATGCGCTGGCGTTCATCCTCGTCGTTCTCGTCATCTTCATAAGCAGTGCGTAAGCGCCATGCACCAATCCCACCGCCTACAGCTTCCTCAAAAGCGTTGTCGTATGCTTCTTCAGCGCCGCTGTCCCGTTCGTCTGCACGATAAAGGCCGTTGCAAGTCTCAGCTAGTTTTTCATCCGTGTCGCCGTCCTTGCTTACAAAGTCTACAGCGATGCGGTTATTACGATATTCGTTGATGATACGAATGACGCTAAGGTGAATCTTGTTTACCTCAAAGCGCGGCTTGTTTTCGTATTGGTCACCTAATGGGCCTTCCCATTGTGCGCCAGCGATTGAATAGAAGCGTCTATCCTGAAGGCACTGTAGGCGCTCATCACGGACTGAGGATTGAACACGATCGAACTCCGTCATCGCCTGTTGATGGATGTTCTGGAACCTTTGTTCTTTATTCAGTCGAGCCATTTACCACCTACTCACAGTTGCCAAAGGTTGCACATCGAAAGTCTTTGGAGGGACTGCTCGACGTATGGCCTCGCACGCATAACGTAGCGCATCTATAAGGTGATTATCACGATCCGCAAGGATTGGCAAGATTTGTCCTGTCAAGGGGTCAGTTTTATAACTATAGCACGTTAATTCGTCGATCGTGTGCTGGCAGCGAGGGTGAACAACGATGTCGTATGACTTTAACCATTCAACGCCTTCCTCTACAGATTTAGGCCCTTTGACTGCTGGCATAATCTTTGGAAAGCCATGTTTACGCATATGGCTAATCGTTTCAGGTCTGGCGCTATCAGCAACGATGGGCCACTTCTCAGAGTCAGGAATGGTGAAAAACAGGTCAGGCGTGTCCATAATCTCGCAGCCAACGCGATAGGCTTCGTGATCGACATAGATTGTGCGGCCAACAACATGGCAGCGGATTAGAACAGTCGGGTCAGATGCAAAGCCCCAGTCAGCGCCGAAGCGATGCGTTGTGTCCTCTGGCGTTTCAAAGTCCTCTATCTTCCAGTTGCGGAATACACGGGCCTCGCTGTTTGATGCGTAGCTTCCCAGCCAAACGTGCTTGTATTTGTCAGGGTCACGCTCTCGATCGTATTCCATCTCCGCTTTAAGCACATCAGGGAACCAAGGGTTGTCTCGATAGTTTACCTGAGAAACCACAGCATCAGGTGGCGGCGTTTCACCACGCAGCAACATATCGATTGGGTCGCTGCTGTTCAGCGGGTTCCATGTGAACCATAGCTCACTGTCTGGCTTACGGATTGTCGGACGCAATAGGTCAAGCGATCGTTGCGATAGCGTCTGAGCTTCTTCTACCCAAGCGCAGTCATAACCTTCTAGCGACTTGATGGAGTCAGCGGTGTGGTTCTGCATCCCCTGGAAGATGATTAGGCCATCGCCATGCAGGGATTTTATCTGAGTCTCTTGAATCTCAAAGTAATCCTGAACGCCAAGCTGCTCAATCTTTAGCTCCAGCAAACGCTTGACGGATTGCGAAAGCGACTTCTGTATTTCACGGACGCAAACAGTTCTTCGCCGCTGATCCATAACGTGCGCTTCGATTACCATTTCCGCAAAGGCATGGCTCTTACCTGAACCACGCCCACCATGTGCGCCTTTATAGCGGCTGGGCTTTAGGAATGGCTTGAACCATCGCGGTGTTTTAATCTTCAGCGTTGTCATCAATCACTTCACGCTGGATGTGTGTAACCAGATTGCCTGTGAGATTCAGCTTAGATGGAGCGTCAAGGCCAATCATTGCGTTGATAGCTTTTACAGCGTTCACTTTGTCACTTGGCTTTGCGTCTGTGTCTAAGCCCTTGGCTATCGTAGAGAGAACATCAAGGCTGTCTGCCATCGTCCAAACAACACGTTCAGCAACGGCTGCTCGTAATTCAGCAACCCTTGTTGAAACGTCAGTATTACTCATTAGCTTTGATGCGTTAGCTTGGCACGTTTCAGGCTTAGTTGTCGGCTTAACGTCAAAGGCGGCTCTGTAAGCGTCTGCCTGTGTTTTACCTGATGCTACTTCGTGAGCGAATCGCTCTTGTTTTGGTGTTAACGCCATTTGTCTCAGCTTCCATTAAAGGTCTGGTGAAAACCTTTTAGAGCATCTTAGTCACTGTGTCCATATTCCAACTCAATAAGCTTGGACAGATAGTGCTGCGCCTTCAACAAATCCTCAATGCCGTTCTTGTCACGATAGCGTGCAAGGTACTTTATGCAGTTCCCTTGCAGAAATCCTGAGAAAGCTTCTGCCGACATCCAAGACTCCATTGCATCCCAGGGCTGTACTGCCTTTGATGCGTAATGGTCTCCGCCTACTTGATGTGAATTAATATTCTCCATCATCTTCCTCCTCGTCGTAATCAAACGGATCATAGCCCTTTAGCATTGCATCAACTGCAACCATGATAGGCCCAGTGATACGCACCTTGCCAGCTTCCATTTTGCGGATGGTTGTGCCGCCATTGTCAGGCGATAGACGGAGAGCGTCCGCCATCTCGTTTACGCTGTAGCCCATGTAGGCTCTGGCTAGTTTAAGCTTTGCTGGCGTCATGCTGATGCTCCTATAAACATATCACCTTGGCGCTGTGCGTCTTCAATGCGTTTGCAAGCTATGTCGAAGTAAGCAGGACTTTTCTCTATACCAATAAATGGTAAGCCAAGTTTAGCAGCAGCTACGCCAGATGTTCCTGAACCCAAAAACGGGTCTATAGGATATTTCATCCCAGTAAGGCGTAAAACTCGCTCTACAGATGAAACTGGTATTTGGCATGGATGCGCTGTTTTTTCAGCCGATACATTTTTGACTTGAGGCTGCTCCCACCAATCATAGGATGCTACCATTGAGTTTTTTACCCTTATGTCATCAGCATTACGGCAGGGCTGCTTCACTGCGTTAAAATCAATTGGCAAGCCCCATATGCCCCATAGCCTAAACTGCCGACGAAGATTTGAAGGATAAACCCAAGCCAGCACTTCATCAGGTGGGCCAAGCACAGGAACAACCAACTTCATCATTTCCTCAGGATATTGCAGCAATGCAACTGGCATCCCTTTGAACGGCTGTAATAGCTCTCCATAAGATGCCTCATCATCTTTATGTTCGTCGTATTGAAAGCCGATTCCATATGGTGGATCCATTATGACTCCATCTGGGCCTTCTGGTAATGTTGGAAAGATGTCGCGGCAGTCACCAAGGTATAAGGTGGCGTTTCCGATTATCACTGGCTCAGTCATTTTCAGATTCCATTTCCGCCATCTTCTGCAACGAATGCACAATGGTGCTGTGATCGCGGTGCATAATCCGTCCAATCTCTGTGGTTGAATAGCCCTTTTCTCTTAGCCTTACAACGCATTTGCGCCTTACTTCTACCAATGGCTTCAGTTTGCTTCTGCCTAGAATGTCTTCAACTGTGTAACCGTATAACTCTGCGATGGCATCAATCTCTGCCAGGTTCCGTTCCTTTGGCGTCATGAGGCTTCCTTGTGGAAAATTCCGTCAATCATTTTGCCTTTGCGGTCTTTGATTTCCTGCCATGCGCCATCGATGCAATCCTCAATCTGCATACCGTTCTGTGCAGCCATGATGGTTAGCACGACAACCATATCCCCAATGGCGTCCGCAAACTCTATGTCGTTCTTTTTAGCGATAGCGTTAGCCAGTTCCCCAGCTTCCTCGATCAGCTTTACGAATTGGCTTTTCAGGTCGCTGCCTTTGATTAGGTTGCGATCTTCAGCCCAGCCACGAATTAAATCTGCATACAGCATTAGATTGCGTCCTTTTTGATAAAGCGGCCTGTCTTGGAATCGCGCAGTGAAGCATTGCGTTTGTGTAGAATTAATTCGGCTGCATCGCGTGTCCACATGGCTTGCCAAAATTGACGATCTAAATGTGTCCGCCATAGGATAAAAAGTGTTATGGCTTCCAGTGCCAGAAGTGCAATGATTGCGATTTCATATTGGTTCATTTTCAGTCTCCATATTGGCGGGGAAAATTCCCTTGCTGAAATTTATGCGTAAACTTGATGATTTTATATGTAAAGCACTTTTTTCAATTAAATATCATTTTTGCCGTTTTGCGTGCGCGATAGCTTCAAGCGCCCAGGCTTCCGGCGCTCCAGCATACTTACCTTTGGCCCAGTGCTTTCGTATGTCATTCATCGATAGCTTCCCAGCTTGATACCTGATCAGGTCGCACATTAGATTCGTTGCGGCGCTTCCGTCAGCCTTGGTCACCTGACAATATACTCCCCATCCACAATGCGAAGGTAGCCACGATCTTCAGCAATCCGTAACCAACGCTCTGGCTTGTCTGTCAGATCGACAGGCTCACGGCATCGCAGCGACATAATAAATTCCTCGAACCTTGCTTGCGTGTTATTCGAACAAATTCGAAGCGCCTTATCCTTTTTGGTTGTTCGCGGC